ACAACTCTATTCCCACAACGAAATGAGTTTGACGAAGAGATGATTGTTAGATTTAGACACCGTCATGACGCAAGAGTTTTAAAGCCTGGTATTAGGGTCAAGTCTGACAACAAGCCAGTGATGTGCCAAAACCTTAAAAAATTAGTTGAGGGCAATAGAATTGACTTCACGGAGCATCAAACTGTTACCGAAGCCTCAATGTTTGGTACACTTCCAAACGGTTCTTATGGTGCTCAACATGGCAATGATGACACCCTAATGACGTGTGTTACAATCACCGAATTCTTCTTAACGGTTGATTATGCTGACTTTATTGAAGAAGCTCTTGATCATATTGATGAAGAGCTTCACAATTACATGGAGAAAACCTTATACAAAGATCAAAACATTGATGGAGACTTACAATATGATATTTACGATCTATTGAATTGATAAATTATCGCAGTTTCTCTGATATATAGTTAAAGCAAAAAAAAGTCCAATATAATTATGGCACTAAGTCCACAACTTCTACAATTCAAGAGCTCTGGCGTTTACAGACTTGAATTCGACAAGTCACAGACTGTCAACATTCCAGCCGAGACAATTAGATTGGTTGTAGGTCACTCTAAGAAGGGTCCTTACAACTTGCCTGTTTTGATCGACTCTGTTGAGAGATTCATCAACGTTTTTGGTAACGTTGATCGTAACTTGGAGAAAAAAGGCATGTTCTTCCACAGATCAGCGCTTGCAGCTCTAACAAGAGGTCCTATCCTAGCTCTTAACCTAGCTAAATTTGATAGCTCTGACCTAATTTCTTACGCAGCACCTGTTACGAACGGTGCTGATTCTACTCTAGCTGCAGTAGAGGCTAACGATATGTACTCAAAATTCTTCAACACTGAAAAGTTTTGGTCACCATCTGATGAAGCTCTAAACGCAGTAGTAGGTACAGCAGTTGACGGTAACGTTCTAAGACTTGCTAACATTAAGCAAGATCCTATTACTGTTATTGTTAGACAAGCACAAAACGTTAAGCCTTTCCAAATCACTGCAAGAGAGTGGTACGGTGAAGGTAACGTTCCAGCGTATCTAAATGACTTTGATTATATGTCAGACTTTATGGTTGACGTATTCGTATTCAAAGGTGCTTTCGATGCTGCAGCAATGGATACTGATCCAATTTATGGTGAATTCTTCACTGCAAATGGTCTAAATAAGGCTAAACTAGTTGAATTCTCTAACCTAAGACAGGTATCTCTAATCGCTCAATACACTGGTTCTATTCTTCCTGGTTTCACAGACCTAGAAAATAACAACATGTACATTGAGACTATGATCAACAACGAATCAAGAAGAACAGGTTTGTTCTGTGCGGTTCTTGAAGATGCTGTTCTTGATGAAGCTAATGGTACTGCAGCGGATCTAGTAGGTCATTCAGGTGATGCTCTAGAAGTTCTTTCTTACCTAAATCCAGCTACTAGAGACGTTACGGTAGATTCAACTTGGAACTACACTGCGGGTTCTAACACAGTAACGTTTGATTTTTCAGGTTCAACTGTTCCTACATTTGATCTAAAAGTTGGACATTACATTCACGCTGAAGAAACTGGTAGACTAGCAAAAGTAACTAGAATCGTTAAGTCGGTTGTAGCAGCTGATGCATCTGCAGGAACTCCTCAGGTTACAACTTACACGGTTTACGTTCACACTACACCTGCTGCAGTTTACGCAGGAGCTTATTCTTCATACGAAGAAGCATCTTCAGTATACTACCCATTTGTTCTAGAAGGTGCAAAAGTTGGTGAGCAAACTATCCTAGATTGCCTAGACGCAATTAAGACTTCAACAAATCTTGGTAAAGCTCTTATCGATAAGGATCTTATCACTTACAGATACATTGTTGATACTTTTGGTTCTATCGGTATTCTTTCAGAGGGTGTTAGTGTTCTAAATAAGTCACAGCTTTCAAATCTAGCTAAAGCAAGACAAAATGCTTCTGCTATCTTGAATGCTCCAATGATTTCTGAATTCAGAGCATCTAAGAATCCAACCTTTAATGATGAGAACGGTGCATTTGATGTTAATCATGTCGCAACAGGCGGTAATCTAGATGCTAACCCTACACAACTTTACGCTCTACCTTCAATTACTGAAGGCGCGAACTACGCGTTCTATTACGGTCCAGGTCTAGTTGTTAGAGAGAACAATAAAGACATCATCGTTCCTCCAGCGGCTTACGTTTCTAACAACTTCATTGACAAGTACACTGACTCTCTACCATGGGCAATCGTTGCTGGTCCAAGAAGAGGTGTAGTTTCTGGCGCTGGTGTATCAGGTGTAGAATATGCATTCGATAAGTCAGACAGAGATGTTCTTGAACCATTCGGTATCAATCCAATCGTATTCCAAAGAGGTGTTGGTCTAACAATTCTTGGTAACAAGACTGCACAACAGTCAGTACAATCAGCTCTTTCTTCTGCACATGTAAGAGAAGTGTTGATCTACATCCAAGAAGGTATCGCTAATATCCTTAAGGATTACGTATTCGAGTTTAATACTGCTCAAACAAGACTTGAAATTAAAACTCTAGCTGACTCTTTCCTAGAATCAGTTAAGGCTGACTTTGGTGTTTACGATTACAAGAACGTAATGGACACTTCAAACAATACCAATGAGGTTATCGACGCTAACATGGGTATCATTGATACTTACGTTGAGCCAGTTAAAGGTCTAGAGATCGTTGTTCACAGAACTACAATCCTAAACACTGGTGAAATCTCAACAGGTAACTTCAGCTAATCGGATATATAAAAAAAGCTATTAGAAGAAATGCCTTTACCACACTATTCAAACGATCAGACCAGCAAAAAGGGTAGAAACTTTGAACCAGTACAACAGTCACTGTTTGAAGTAACAATTATTCCACCAGCTGGTGTACAAGGTGCTAACATGCTTCTTCAGCAAGTTAAGTCGATTTCTGGTCTAGCAATCAACAAAGAGATTGGTACTCAGGAGCAGAAGTTTAAGTTTGTAACACGTTCATTTGCGTCTCAACCAGATTCAACTGCACTAGACGTTGCAATCACTTTCGAGCTTAACTTGAACGAAGCTAACGAAGCATACGTATACAAAACCCTAAAGCAATGGTACAACTTGATTTACAATCCAAATCTAGGTACTTTTGGTTTAAAGAAAGATTACGTTGGTACTATCATCGTAACACAGTTTAACAGAACAGGCGACATCTTTAGAACAGTTACTCTTGAAGATGCGTTCATTTCATCAGGTCTTCCATTCCTAGAGGGTGGTGACTATTCAGATGCAGCTCCTCAAACTCTAGAAGTTACTTGGAGAGTTGACTCTTGGAACGAACAGCTTGCATAATTTTATAAAAGAGGAGCAGGTCCACAAGATCTGCTCCCTTTTTTGACATTTTTCAAAAGATAATATCTTATCAAGGTAGTATGAACGATACATCAAAGCTTACCAAAAAACTTCAGGTTCTTCTGTCTGAAGATGAGGTAGCGATTCTTAATAGAATCATTCTCAATGATGCAATTGAAAACGGATCAAGACCCATTTCAATGTCAGCTTTCATTAGAGAACTAATCCGACTTAAAATTGAATCTACGTCAGATGAACAGAAGACATTTGACAAAACCAAGTTAAAGCAACTTAAAAACAAATAATTATGAGCGAAGAAAACGATTACAAATCGATGGTTGATGAGAAAGACAGCATCGTTGAAGAAGTAAAAAAGAATGGCCTTGGCAAAGCGTCAATGGCGAGATTTAGTAACGACACATTAGATTCTGATGTACATTTAGGTTATGTTGACGTTAAGATGGAAGATCTACCTTCTGAAGGAAGATTCTATCCAACAGATACTGTTCTTAAAATCAGATCAGCTAGAGTAGCTGAAATTAGACACTTTTCAACTCTTGATGAGAGTAACATCCTTGACATTGAGAATAAATTGAACGGTATCATTAAAGGCTGTGTTAGAATTCAGTCAGGTTCAAGAATGCTTTCTTACAAAGATATTCTTGAAGAAGATAGAATCTATTTACTTCTATTGATCAGAGATCTTACTTTCCCTGAACCAGAGAATAAAATTATGATCAAACACGATCATAATGGTAAGTCAATGGACGTTGAATTGGCGGTTAAGTATCTTCAAACTGAAGGTATTGATGCTGAAATTGCTCCATATTACAGTGAAGAATCTCGCGCATTCGTTATTCAAACCAAATCTGCAGGTGAAGTTACAATGAGACCACCTTCAATTGGTGTAATGGAAGAAGTCACTAAATTTATTGAAAGTCGTCAAAGAGAGCGCAAGTCATTTGACCAATCTTTCTTACAAATTCTACCTTATATCACTCAAGATTGGAGAGGATTTGGTTCTAAAGTGATCTTTGAAAAAGAGATTGAATTCCAAGGTTGGAATGAAAAGAAGTACATGGTCATCTACAGGCTAGCTGAGAAAATGAAAGTCGGTGTTAAAACTGATCTTCTAGTTGAGCATGAGGGAGAGGAGGTCCTCGTACCGATGAACTTTCCCGGTGGCATCAAGTCTCTTTTCCTTATTTCAGATCTCTCTGGAGAACTTCTTTAAGACAAAGTTTTATTTGGCGCATCACCTTCGATTGCAACCTAGTGAAATCGAAGCTTTGCCGTACTATGAGTATTTTTACTACGTTAAAAATCTAGTAGACCATTTGAAGGAACAAGACAAGCAGCAGAAGAAGGAGCAGGCACAGTACGATGAACAGTCAGCTAATATGCAAGCTCAAACTAAATCTAGCATGCCTAAGATGCCATCGATGGGTAATATGGGTAGTATGAAAGCTCCATCCGTGAAAATGCCTAAGCTCTAATATATAGTTATATAGATTAGAGTAAAAAACATCTCAGTGACATAAGTGAAACTTTTTAGTTCTCCATTTGAAAAACTTTCACAAGGAAGTCTTCAAAACATAGAAAACTCCACCATGGTGACGGCTGCGGCCGTTTCACCTGGTGGAGCTTTGCTAGGTAAGATCGATGAGATGTTAAAACATCTTAAAAAGATTGAAGCAAACACAGCCGCAGCAGCGGCGTCAAAGGTTGCTCCAATCGGGCAACTAGATAAAGCCACTTTAAAGTTAATTGGTCCAGCCGCACAAGGTATTGCACAGGCTTTTAAAATTATTATTGATGCCATCATGGGAGCCCCAGCGGCCAAAGAGATGGACGCAAAGATAAATTCAGTGATCAAGGGCATGGCTGCTGTTGTTGGTCTAGGAAAGGCAATTTTTAAGTTTGCTGCATTCCTAGCTTTATCATTACCATTATTATTAATTGGTATGATAGCTCTTCCACTCGCTGTGTTTATGATTGCAGTTCTTGCGGGTTTATTCTTCTTAATCGATAAAATGAATATCGAAAGAAGTATTAATAAGGTATCTACGGGTCTTGCTCTTGCAGGCTTGGCTATCGTTGCATTAGCGGCTTCTCTAGTTTTAACGGAAATGTTGATGAGTGCGGTTTCTGATCCATGGACTACAGCGGGCATTGCGGCCCTATTAGTGGTAGGTACGGCATTGATATTTTGGATTGCAGGTAAACTAGCAGTAGATATTGTTAAAGGTTCTCTTGCGATGATTGTTGCGGGCCTTTCATTAATTATTTTATCACTTGGAGTTTACGTCATGTCACAGGCTGTTCCTGACTTTATGACGGGATTAGGAATGATTGCTCTAATTGGAGGTTTAGGACTAGTGTTTGGTTTAATTGGTATGTGGGAAACAGGTATGATGACCGGTATTCCATTGACAATTACAGCCGGTTCATTAGCTATGATGGTAGCCGGTGTTTCACTATTGATTATTGCAGCTGGTGTTGCTATTATGGCAAAGGCAACTAATGGTATAACACTAGAGAACGCAGGTCTAATGGGTCTAATCATTGGAGGTCTTGCACTTGCAATGGCAGGGGCTGGTTTAGCTTCACCAATGATTATTTTAGGTGCAGCTGCGATGGGTCTCGCAGGACTAGCGTTAATACCAATTGCTAAGGGTATAAAAATCCTAGCAGGTGTAGACTTTAACAAGTTATTTTCAGCTAAAGGTCCTTTTGGAGACAGTGGACAGATGACAGAACCTGTTAAGCTTTTTGGAGTTACAATTATATCTTCAAGACCGATGACCAAAATGGAGGTTATGTTTGAAGCAATTGCTAATTCATTTAAACTGGGTCCATTGCAACTCATGGCCCTATATGCTACAGCACCCGCTATGATAATGGCAGGTAAGGCGCTTCAACACATTGCCAAGGGTATTGAAAAGTTTCAAGCGTTAAAAATTAACTATGACACTTTTCCAGATCAAATGCGCAAGCTTGTTAATACACTAGCTGACGTATTTGCAGAGATTGGTATAAAATATCCAGGCGGTGGTGGAGGATTCATCTCTGCTCTATTTGGTTCTGGAAGTGGAACTTCAGTTGTAGCTCAAGGTATTTCTGCGGTAAGCGGTATGGGTACAGCGTTAAAGAGTATTGCCTTTGGCGTTCAAGAAATGGCTAATCTAAGGTTCCCTACTAAATGGGACAAGGAAGGTAACGCGATTGAATTTAGAAATCTAACAAACGAAGATTTCGTTAACCTAGGTATTAATACAAATCTAATTGTTACAGCGTTATCAGATACTTTTGCACAGGTAGGTCTTAAGTATCCTGGTGGTAAAAAGTCAATTATGAGCTGGTTAACCGGCAGCGATGAAGGAGATTCTCCAGTTTCAAAAGGTATTTCAGCAGTTGGCGGTATGGGCAGTGCGATATCAAATATCGCAGAGGGTGTTCAAGCAATGGCAAATCTAAGATTTCCATACGAATGGGACGCAGATGGTAAACCAATTAAGTTTAGAACCGTAACAACTGAAGACTTTGATAACGTTAGTCGAAACACACGCCGAATCGTACTTGCATTATCTGACACATTCGCAGATGTTGGCTCCAGTGACGCTGCGCAAGGTAGCACGTGGTTCACAAGTTCAGACTATGAAAAAGGTATTAAGGTAGTTGCTGCGATGGGAACACCGATTGCAGATCTAGCGACGGGTATACAAGGTGTTGCCGATTTTAAACTACCTATTTTTGGAGAAGATGGAAAGATTACTGGATATAAAACTTTTGATTCAGCTGGTGGCTTTCTAACAAAGGCCGGTAGAAACATTCGCAGAATTATTACAACCCTAGCAGATGCCTTTACGGAAGTTGGAAAAGGAGATGACAGCGGTTGGTTTAGTACGGCCGATATTTATTTAGGAATTAAAGCTATTCAAAAGCTTTCATCGGATGGTATTCCAGCTGTAACCAAACTAGCGGATCAAATTGTAGGCATTAAAAATCTCGATATCGTTGATAAAATCCAAGACATACACAAGGCCCTTTTAGGAGACGGTTGGTGGGTTCCACCTTCGCAAAGAAAGAAAGGTATAGTTGACGTATTCATGGATATTGGAGGTAAACCTGGTGCCAAAACAGACGATTCTTTCTTTGGTATCCCTCTAGGAGATTCAGATGTTGATCGCGCCGTCGATGTTATTAACTCAATTAATAGAGGTCTACCCCCATTGAGATTCCTATTCATGGCCATTCAGGCAATGGATACCGCAAATGCTAAACAGAACGCAGATAATCTATTCGGTGCAATGGCCAAAACTCTAGGAATCTATAGAAGCGCTAACAATTTTGGTTGGAATCCTAATAATTTGTCATCTGCTGCAACTTCATTTGAAAGAATTGCTAAAGCAATGTTTAGAATGAATACTGCCCAGGAAAAATTGGCAGAATCAATGGAAGACTTCAAAGATTCAGTCAATGATCTAGATCTTAGAAAGGTTAGAGAAGTTAGAAAACTGTACGAAGGTCTAACATATTTGTATAAGAATGATGGTAATCAACAGTTCGAACAAATGAATCAGTCCCTAGTTGATGCCCTTACTAAGCTTGCTGAATTACTAGAAAAAGCCGGTGGCGGCGGAGAAGGTGGCGGAGAAGGCGGAGAATCAGGAGGAGGTCTTGGTAAGATTATAGAGAAAGGCAAAGAAATGATGGGCGGAGGTAAAAAACCTGCAACGCAAGGTAAACCAGGTGCACCGGGTCAGAGTCCAGCTCCACAAGGCAAAGATGAAATTAGTAAGCTTATCAGAATCATCCAATCGGGTATTGATGTTAGAGTAACTAATGGTAGTTTTTAACCTTTAACCCGGGATTAGAACCAATCCTCTTATGCTTCCTATCACACCTTGTTTCAGGACCTTATGAAATTATTTGAGAATGAAACAAACTTCTTAGATGTCATATAATCACTATCCAAATTGAAATCAGATGGTAGTTACACAAACAAATCACTACAACTCATCAACTGTTAAATCTAGCTCGTACAATTACGAACATAAGGTTTTAACGGTTCACTTTGATCATGCAACTTACGTCTATGAAAACGTAACGGTCGAAGACTACGTATATTTTGCTTCAGCTTCTTCACAGGGTCGTGCCTTGAATGAGTTCATTAAAGGTAAGTATGAGTTTCAAAAGATTAATGAGACCAAGGAAACTGCTTCGAAGTAAGTGAAACAAACTCGACGGTCAGAGTATAAATAGCCGAACAACGTTCT